CCTTGAAGCGGTTCGGGCTGGGCGTCGCGGTGTAGACGAACTTGAACTCGACGCTCTCGAACATCGGCAAAAATTCCTGATAGGTCTTGCTGCCGTAGCTGCGCAGCACGCTGGCCTCGTCCAGGCCGGAGGCCCGCCACTTCGTGACGTCGACCTTGCCCTCGCGGACCGACTCGTAGTTCGTCATGTAGACGGTGCGGTCGTCGTCGATTTCCGCGTCGGAGCGAATGAAGCGCAGGTCGACTGCCTGGTCGCCGGTGAAGCGCTTCGCGACCTCACGAGAAAATTCCTGCCGCACGCCCAGTGGCGCGACGATGCCGCGGATGCCGCCCGGCCGGTGGATGCCGATCTGCCGCATCACCTCGAGGTTGGTGCTTGTCTTGTGCAGGCCGAACGACGCGAAGATGGCGCGCTGGCCGCCAGCCAGGGCCCAGCGCACGATGTCGCGCGTGTGCGGCTTGAGGCCCGGGTGGATTTGCTCGAGCGGGACGTCGAAGCCCTTGCGCTGCGCCAGCTTGATTTTCTCGCGCAGGAACTGGGCGTAGGCGGCCTCGGTGAGGTGCTTGTGTTCGTCAGTGGTATATGCGCTCATGGATTTTCCGATTCAATAATAGTGGGCGCCGCGGCGCCGGATGCGCGCGCGGCAGTCAAAAGGTGGGCGCACTGCGCCATCAGCTCGACCTGTGAGCCGTAGCGGCGCTCGAAGCGCGCCTTGTTGGGGTGGACCGCGATGCGGCCGGCCGGGTCGGTATCGTCCTGCTGGTGGTGAGGGGCGCACAGCGGCAGCACCAGCTTGTGGCAGCCCGGCTTCGTACGTCCGTCGACGTGGTGGATGCTCACGTGGGTATTGAAGACGCCATCCTTCATGCACGCGATACAGCCCAGGGCGGCCAGGCGCGACCACAGCGCCTTTTCCTCGGCGGTGACGGCGAGCTGCTTGGTTTTCAGCTTCGCCTTGCGCGCCGGCGCCGAGCGCTGGGCCGAGAACACGGACAGCATGCCGGTGGTGGGCATGGGTGACTTTCGCTGGAAGCCCTTGCCGGGCTTCAAGGGAGAGCGGCGCATCATGGTAGGATCACTTTTTTATTGGGGCATGCAATGGACGCTGACGATATGCATGACGAGTACGAAGCTCCATCCATCGAGCCAAACCACGAGATCGTGTTTGAGGGGTTCACGATCCGCATCTGGTTAAAGTCCCGGGAAAACGCTTTCATCGCCTCTGCCGCAATCGATCCGGTACGCGGCCCAGGTATGTCTCTCGTCGTTGATGGCGCCATCGAACTCGATGCGTTGGATGCAATGGCGTCAGCGCTCGACGTGGCGAAAGCAGAGATTCGAGTGCGGGGAAAATAGGAAGCCAGCGGTAAGAGCGTCAAGTTCCGCGTCATGGTTTGCATCCCGCGCAAACAAAGTCCCGCCGCCGCGATCCAGGCCGCGCCACGGTAGCGCTGCCGACGATTGACTTCGCCAGGTTGCAGCGCGTGCAGATCTTGCGGTTGCTGTAGTCGACTTGAGTCGCGGTCTTCTCGCGGTAGGTGGTGAAGTGGTGGACGAGCTTCATGCTAAGATGCCTTTTTGATAATTAGGAGCTGATATGGAAGAGCAGATCCACAATGAACATCGCGGCCATCGATATGTAATTAATCTGACGAGTGACACCGAGGGAAAGTTGAAAGCGGCGTGCTCGGTCAATGGTGGCAACTTTTGGGCGATCAAAGCCGGGGATTCGAAAGAGGCAATGATTTCCGATGCGACAAAACAAGCTGAGCGGATCATTAATAATCTTGCGGATCGCTCTGTGATGGTCGCTGGGGTCGCCTACATCATCTCGACCTTCGCTGAAGCAGAAAAAGCCAGGGCCTGGTTGGCTGTGAATGCAGACAAAACGAGTGAATTTCTGACCCACTTTCCAAGCGCGGCCAGGGCCGGTTTCGGCACGGGATTCCGGCCATAAGAGTGTGATCGGCAAGCTCATGCCGCCCTCCCCGCGATCCCGCTATCATGCTGTGCGATGGCAATGGCGATCGCCACCGGCTGGGCCCATATCGGCATGGCGCTGAGCACGAACGTTTCGCCAGCGCGGGCAAGCAAAAGCGTTACGCCCATCACTTCGGCGATCGCCGTGGCGGCATCTGGCGGCACGGCGTTGCCGATGCGCTCCCGCCAGGCGCTGTCGTTCGTTCCGTCGAGCGCCGGCGCCGCGGCCAGCATCGCCTGAGCCTTGTAGGCGTCAATCTCGCGCTGCGTCTTCGGATCGGTCGACCAGTGCTCGTCCGGATCGATCAGCGACTGCAACGCGGCCAGCTCGAGCGTGGTGAATGGCCGATGCCAGGTGCCGTCGCGCGCGCGGATCATGGCGATCGTCTTCTCGTTGAGCGCGGGCAGCAGCGGCGCAGCGTCGATGCGCGGATCGGCGACCGACCAGCGGCCATTGTCGTAGCCGGCCGACGCACTGACGGCGCCGCTCGCCGCTTCCCAGTCGATAACGCCATAGTGGCCGCCAGTCAGGTACGAATCGCCCTTCTCGCGGTGGATCGTGCGCGGGTCGGCCACGGCGAAAGCGCCCTGCCCCGTCGTGCTGCCTGCGATAACCGTGCCGGCCGGCGCCGCAAATGGCGTCACCAGGTATTTGCCGGCGCCCTCGAATCCTGTGCTCGAGCGAGGATCAGCAACGGCGTATGCGCCCTGGTCGTCGCCGCCAATCACGGTACCTGTGCGCTTATCCCAAGGCGTGACCGCATATTTACTGAACAGCGGGCCGGCTGGTGGCCGTGGGTCAGCGACAGAAAAGCCGCCTTGGATCGGCGAGCGCTGACCCGTGATCGTGCCGGTGGGCTGATCCCAGGTGCGCACGCCGAGTTGGCCATAGTCACCTCCGTTCACATAGCGCGGGTCCGCGACACATTGGCCGGTGCTGTGCGCGCTGGATATGACCTTTGCCGGCTCATCCCACAGTCCGATGCGGCACTCGTTGCTATGCTTGTCCGGGCCAAAGTGGCGCGGGTCAGCTACCGAGAAAGAGCCCGTCAGCGGCCGACTATGACCTGTGACGGTTCCGGCCGGCGCCGCCCAGTCACGCACGCCGAGCACGCCATTGTGCATGTCGGGCACGATCAAGTACTCGCTCAGGTGGCCATTCTCGACGACCAGCTTGTTCAGGCTACGCCAGTCGCTGCCGGCCTCCACGAACGCCAGGCGTACCCAGGTCTTCCACTGCAGCCGCGGAATGCGGTGCATTGGGCCGCCAGCGGCATCACCAGGAAATGGCATGCGGCCCAGCACGTCGCCGACGGCGCGCAAGCGTTTCTTTTCCGGCTCGTACAGGAACGGCGGCACCTTCTCGATGTGGCGCGCGACGAGCAGGAAGCGCTTGCGGCTTTGCGCCAGGCCGCCGAGCTCGCCGCAATCGTGCGTCGTCTCGGCCACGGCGTAGCCGAACTGCTGCAGCAACTGGTTGATCTGGTCGAGCAGGTGTCGGCCGCGCGTCGCCAGCCGCGGCACGTTCTCGAACACGATCAGGTCGACCGGGTTATCGGCCCAGGCTTCGGCCATGAGCCAAATACAGCGCAGCGTCAACTCGTTGAGTGCCTGGTATTTTGCGGTCTTGCTCAGGGTTTCGCTGAGCAGGCCGGATGCGCCCTTGCACGGGCTGCTGATGAAAACCACGTTCGGGCTTTCGTTGCCGGCGGCGCGCCGGATGTCGGTGGCCGTGGCCTCGCGCCAGGTCGATGGCGGCTCTTTGCCATGGAAGGCTGTGTACTGGCCGCGCGTGAACAGATCCATGACTGTGCCCGGCCGGCCCGGCCCTGCGCGGTCGAAGTCGCGTATCGCCGCGGGGTCATTGTCGATGCCGCCGATGCAGACGAATTCGCCGGCGACAGTGCCTACCTGCGGCCGCGCCTTATTGAAGCCTTTCTTGCCGCCGCCCAGGCCGCAGCAGAAATGGAAATGGCGGATGATTTCGGTATGGGTGATGAGGTCGCGCTTCATGCTACGATTCCTTTTTGATAACGGAGGCGTCCATGACGGGACATGCCGAAAAGCTTGTTGGGGAGCGCCGGATGCTTGCTGTGGCTCGTCGCGTTGAGCAAAATATGTTTGACGCGCTGATCCGGGCCATTGATGAGGGCGAAGACGAGGCGTTGATCAAGTTGGCGCGCAGAAACATGGCCGTGGCCAGCGCAGCGGTTGACGAAATCGAAGCTCGCATGGCAGTTATTGCGGTGACCCTGCATTGAAATAGCGGTCATGGGCGCGCTCCTGGCGCACTGGTGCGGCCGAACAGAGCCGCCAACAGCGGATCAACGACCGGCTTCGACTTGCGCGCGCGATCTCGCGCCCGGTACCGGTCATACGCGTCCATGTCGGCACGCACGCGAGCAATGTGCGCGGCTTGGCGCTCAGCGTTGGTCATCGGCTTGTGCATGGCGTCGATGCCAGCGCCACCGCGATAGGCTGCTGTGGGCGTCTGGCGTGCGTCGCCGCGCAACGGCCAGTCGACAATGTGAAGCAGCCCGGCATGGTGAAGATGTGAGACGTAGCGGCGCGTCTGGCGGTAACTAAGGTGGTATTCGGCGATTTCAGCGATCGTCATCGCTTTACGGGCGACCGCCTTGCGGATGATGGTCATGCGCATAGTGGTCAGTGGGTGGGCTGGCGTCATGGCTGACCTCCCGCCGACACCTGGCGCCACGGCTTGTCCTGCACGAATGCCGGCCGGTTATTGCGCTCGCCGGCGGCGCTGACGGAATACCAGGTGGTGCCGTCGAAGTAGTCGGGGATGTCGGTCATCGGCGAAGCGCCGCAGTCGCGCAGGTATAGGCCAGGCTCGGATGGCTGAGCTCCCAGCAGCGCGCGCGGGTCGGTCCATTGAACAGATTCCGGCTCCAGTTCCGCGAAAATATCCGCCGTCAATGTGTCGTGATATTGCTCCGGTGGCAGTAATGCCAAAATCTCGGCGATTGCATCGGGAGAGCCGCCGTATGGGACGCTACCAGCATCCCATCCATTGATCAGGTCGGAGGGGGATTTCACTTCGCCCATGGTGGTGGCCCATGCACTTCTGGAGTCTTCTTGCCGGACGATCTCGTAACAGTTTTGCTCCGCGTAGCGCTCCGCCGAATCCGAATTCGCGGCCTGTATAACCACTGTCATCGTCAGCTGCAGCTCTACGTTCCAAAGGCGAGTTGCTTCGTACGCGCTCATGCCGCACCTCGCACCCAACCGCCTGCTATCAACTCCTGGTACCGCTGCATGAACAGCGCCCTCGCCTGCTCGGCCGCCAGCGGCACGATCTCGAACGCGTACGGCTGCGCGCCGGACCGTGCGGCCCAGTCAGCGGCGCGGCCCGGCATCAGGTCGCGCTGCTCGGTGACCAGCACGGCCAGGTCGACTGCCTTGACCTCGGGCGGCAGCGTCGGCGCCAGGCCGAACTGCTGCAGTACGACGGCTTCGACGCGCGCTTCGATGGCGCGGTAGTCGGGCAGCATGGCTTTCAACGGGCTGGAGACGTCGCCCAGGAAAGCCTCGGCGGCGTCGTGCAACAGGCCGGCCAGTTTCAGGTGCGGCGGCAGCTGGTCGGCAACCAGCACGGAATGCTGAGCGACCGAATAAAACTCGCGGGTGTGGCCGGCGAAGCGGCAGATGTGTGACAGCGCGTGCGCGATGTCGGCGATGCTGAAAATTGCCTCCTCGGGCTCGTTGAAGTCGAAGAGGAAGCCGGAGTGCGTGGTGATGCCGGCGTGACGCGGCGCGGCGGCCGTCACAGGCGCAGGCGCGCGATAAGTCGATGGGTAGCTCATAAGGCGATCTCCGCCAGCACGCTGTCGCGCCATTTGACCTGCTGGACCGGAGCGCCGTCACCATGCGCCTTTCCCGTATCCGTGACCACGGCGTGCGGCCTACCCTTCTCTGTCGGCACCCAGTGCTTGCCGATGCGCTCCTGCAGGCCGGCGTCGGCGAGCGCGCGGTTCATGGTATGAGCCTTGACGCAGCGGCGGTTACCGAGCTCGGTCGGCGTGAAGCAGATTTCCTGCGATGGCGTGACCAGGTGCGTGTGGCCGGCCAGCTGCAGCAGGTTGACGCCGGTTTCCTTGTTGATGATCTGGTTGGCGCCGATAGCCGCGGCGTTTTTCTCGATGCCGAAAGCGCGCAGCGCTCGGACCAGGGTGGGCGCCATGCCGGCGGCGACCAGGACGGGCGGCTTGCTGGCAGCGACGCGCGCGGCCGGCGCCGGCGCGGCGGCTGTTGATTCCAGTTCCTGCCAGCGGTCGACCAGACGCGCGGTAAATTCGGGCGACAGCTGGGCGACGATGATGTAGCTGTCACGCTTGCCGACGCGGCATTGCATGATCGTCTTGGGGCCAGGTCCGGGATTCGACACTTCCTCAAATTGAGGGAGTGTGATGACGCCAGCGGCGCCCAAGGTTTCGATGGTGCGCAGCACGTTGTCGTGGCGCTTTTCCACCAGGTCCGCGATCTCGCGGCTTGTCATCGATGGTGTTTGAGGTACAATCTGGCTCATAAATTCTTTCAGGGATTTATGTGTTTTATGGAAGCCGGCCTGCACGCCGGCTTTTTTTATTGCCGCTGCGCCAGCGCCTGGCGCATGTCGGCAACTGGCACGTTCAGCACTTCGTGCGCGCGCAGCAGGAAGCCGGGCCCGACCGGCAGCACGCCGTTGCGGACCTTGCTGACGACCGGCGGCGCGAAGTCGAGCGCACGGGACAGGGCCGCATCGTTTTTGAGATCGCCGCGCGTGAGCAGCAGTTCGACCAGGCGGAACTGGCCGGCCTGGTTGATCGTTTTTTCGGATGGATCGGCTTTCAGTCGCGGCATGGTGGCTCCTGGGTTGGTGGGTTTTCCGGCGGCGCCGGCGGCGCCTCCGGAATGGGCCGCTTGATCGGGCGGATTTCAAACATTCGCTTCTCCTTCGTTGGTCGTCGCCGTCATGGCGGCCGGTTGCGCTTGACTGCCTTGTCCAGCTCCAGGCCCTGCACGTATTCGGCCTTCTTCGCCGCTTCGTACTCGGCCTGGTTGTTCGCCGCCTTCGCGGCCCGGCGCCGGTCGCGCACGCTCACCAGCGCGGTGGCGTGGTGGACGATCTGCTCGTCCTTCGTGGCGCCGGTGTTCTCGTCTTGCATGCTCCCTCCCTTCTATTGCTGGCTGACCTGATTGCGCAGTCGGAAGCCGTTAAAACCGCGCTGGCCGGGGCGCGCCACCGCGCGAGGCCCGGTTCGGCAGGTTGTGCGCGACATGGGCATGGGATGGGTATTCCCGGCGCCGGCGCGGCGCCGTACCATGCGCAGGCGTTTGCAGCGGGTTCCAGGCGTTGACCAACCGGCGGGCCTGGGTGCTGCAGTGCTCGCCGATCTGCGCGCATTTGCGGCGGAACGTCTCGCGCTCCTCCTCGTTAAACAGCACGGTGAGGTCTTTGGTCCGCGCGGGCGGTTTTGTTGCGTGATACATGGGTGCTTCTCCTGTGGTTCGGGTTACAAGGAAAGGTGGATCGGATTGCGGGTGATGCG